CAGTTTGAAGAAGTCGTCGGCAGGTTCTAATAGGAGGGAATAATGGCTTTCAGCATTAACGACATCAGAAGCCAGCTTACCTTCGGTGGTGCTCGCCCCAACCTGTTTCAGGTGGCGATCACCAACCCGATCAACCCGGCCGCGGACCTCAAGATACCGTTCATGGTGAAGGCAGCCACGCTGCCTGAGTCAAACATCGGTCTCATCGAGGTTCCGTACTTCGGCCGCAAGATCAAGCTGGCAGGCGACAGGACGTTCGCCGAGTGGACTACGACTATCATCAACGACGAGGACTTCCTCGTCAGGAACGCTCTTGAGCAGTGGATCAACACGATCCAGTCTCCCGAGTCGAACCTTCGCGAGCTGGCTAATCCGTCGCCTCTTCTGTACAAGTCACAGGCTACTGTGACTCAGTTCGGTAAGACCGGCGACATCCTGAGAATCTACCAGTTCAATGGAATCTATCCTCAGACGATCTCGCCGATCGACCTCTCTTGGGAGTCGGTCGACACGATCGAGGAGTTCCAGTGCACCTGGCAGTATGACAGCTTCGAGGTCATCGGTGGAATCACCGGCATTCCGGGTCCAGTATAATAAGTGACTCTTTGGAGGGGCTATAAATCAATATAGCCCCTCTATACTATTAGGAAGACATCATGGATCTGTTCGGCTTTAAGATTGTTAGAAAGAGCGACGAGGACAAGCAACCTCTGTCGTTCGCGCCGCCCGTTGAAGACGACGGTGCGGTTGTCGTTGCTGCAGGTGGATACTACGGCACCTACGTAGACCTTGAGGGAACGACGAAGAACGAGAACGACTTGATCTCTCGCTACAGAGAGATGGCTATGCAGCCGGAGTGTGAGACCGCGATTGACGACATCGTCAACGACGCTATCATAACTGACGAGGACGAGATCGTAGCGATCAACCTCGACACAGTAGAAGTCGCAGAGAACATCAAAGAGATCATTCGAGAAGAGTTCGACGAGATTAAGAAGCTCCTCAACTTTGACAACTCCGCCTACGAGATATTCAAGCGCTGGTACGTCGACGGTCGGTTGAACTATCACATACTGATAGATCCTGACAATCCGATGGCTGGCATCAAGGAGCTCAGGTACCTTGACCCTAGGAAGATCAAGAAGATCAGGCAGATAGAGGCGAAGCGCAAGGGCGCCGCCACTATGAAGAAAGTCAAGGAAGAGTTCTACATCTACAACGATCGAGGATTTACTAAGGGTGGTGTGGCGCTGACGCAGGGTGACTACAGCAGCACTCAAGGGATCAGGATCGCTAGAGACTCGATCATCAACGTCACGTCAGGTCTTACTGACCAGAACAACATGGTAGTCTTGTCATACCTGCACAAGGCTATCAAGCCTCTTAACCAACTTAGGACTCTAGAAGATGCCACTGTTATCTACAGGATGTCTAGAGCTCCGGAGCGCAGAATATTCTATATCGACGTCGGTAACCTTCCAAAGATGAAGGCCGAGCAGTACCTGCGCGACATGATGGTCAAGCACAAGAACCGCCTGATTTATGACGCAACTACCGGCGAGATCAGGGACGATCGTAAGTTCATGACGATGATGGAGGACTACTGGCTCCCTCGTCGCGACGGCAACAGGGGCACTGAGATCACCACTCTTCCAGGTGGACAGAATCTCGGTGAGCTCGAGGACGTCAAGTACTTCAGGAAGAAGCTGTACAACGCCCTCAACGTTCCGGTCAGCCGACTCGAGACTGAGGCCGGGTTCAACCTCGGCAGGTCGAGCGAGATCTCGAGAGACGAAGTTAAGTTCACCAAGTTCATCTCTAGGCTGAGGAAGAGGTTCTCTATTCTATTCCTTAAGGCTCTCGAGAAGCAGCTGATACTAAAGAACGTCATCACTCCCGAGGAGTGGCCGGAGCTGCAGTACAAGATCGGATTTGACTTCGCCAACGACAACTTCTTCGGCGAGCTCAAGGACAACGACATCCTCAAGGAGAGGATCGCTATAGCCGACGGAATCCAGACCTACATCGGCAAGTACTTCTCGAACGAGTGGGTCAGAAAGAACGTCTTCAAGCAGACCGACGAAGACATAAAGAACGAGGATGAGTTGATCAAGCAGGAGACTCCGGAGATGACTCCGCTGCCTCCAGGTACGATCCCTCCTCAGACTAATGAATAAACAGTTATTTGATAAATAAAGACAGGAGATCGTTACGATGGACAATGAGATAACTGCCGCTAGCGTAGTTAACAGCATCATGAGTGGAAACTCGATGGAAGCTAAGAGCGCGTTCGACTCGCTGGTTACAGCTAGAGTCGGAGAGATGATTAACCAGATAAGACCCGACGTAGCCGCGTCGCTGTTCTCTGGCGAGGAACCTTCCATCGACGAGACAGACACTAATTTAGATACCGAAGAAGGATCAGTAGATGGCGATCAAGTTCAATCAGTTCCAGAGTAAGATCGAGGAGATCTACACTCCCCGAGCAGAAGACGAGAAGCGATTCGCGAGTAAGCACGTCGTCGCCATCACGAAGGACGCGGCCGGAAACGACGCTGACTTCGCTACGAAGGGTATGAAGGGTAAGGCCAAGCGCCTCGCCGATCGCACCGACGACGAGCAGAAGAAAGTCTACGAGTACAACTACTCATATCCAGTTCCTAATCAGATTGCATATGAAGATGAGGACGAGGTCGAACCTTCTGAGCCAGAAGAGAAAGAGACCGACTTCGAAGGTGAGATGGCCAAGGCTGAACTTAGAGCTATAGCGTCAAAGGCCGGAGCCCTCGCCCAGATGATGGACGACGAGATGGAGCTAGAAGCCTGGCTTCAGTCAAAGATCTCGATGGCTAAGAAGGACGTCGACGCCGTCTATGACTACGTCGTTTTCAGCATGATGCCGAGGATGAACAGCGAGGAGTTTGAGTCTGCCTTGGAGATGATCTCCGAGGAAGCTCTAGACGAGGTGCTCAGAAAGTCTGACTCTGCTGGCAAGTGGATCAGTGACTTCGTTCACTCTGACAACCCGAAGTTTAAGGGTAAGTCAAAGAAGCAGAGGATGAAGCAGGCCCTCGCTGCTTACTACGCCAAGCAGCGAAACGAGGAAGTCGATAAGCAATACATCGAGGTAGTGAGCAAGACTGGCGCCAAGAGACACGTAGAAGTTCATCCGTCTAAAGCTTATGACGCCTTGAACAAGTATAAGAAAGCTGGAAACAAGGCTAGGATCGTTAACAAGCCCGTCATGAAAGAAGAGGTCGAACAGATAGACGAGATCTCAGCCGGCAAGCTTGGAAAGTATATGGTTAAAGCTACCAAGTCAAGAGAGAATGCCGAAGACGAGCGTGAGTACTACAAATCACACGGTGACAGCACTGAGCATGAAAATAGGACTATCGCCAAGCGCAAGGCAGGCCTCAACACTGCCATGAAGAAAGTTACAGGCAAGGCTAAAGTTGCTGCTAACGAAGAAGTCGAGCAGATCGACGAGCTCTCAAAGAAGACTCTAGGTTCTTACATTAAGAAATCTACAGAAAAAGTTCATAAGTCGTCCTTTCTAGCTGCTAAAGATAAACCAGAAAATTCTTCTAAGCATGGTATGGATGCCTATAAACGTATTGAAGGCATACGTAAAGCCACTGACCGTCTGACTAAAGAAGAGGTCGAGCTTGAAGAAGCAAAGCGCGGGCGCCCTCGCAAGGATGGTTCTTCTTCGGGTGACGACGAGGGTGGTCGCGAGCACATCGTAATGCAGCTTCGCAAGGCCATCAACCTTCGCGGTCAGAAGCACGTCGAGTTCAACAGCGGCGAGAAGCACCAGGTTCCGGTCGAGCACGCTAAGAAGGCTCTCGACATGCACGACTCGATGAAGAAAGCTGAGGACAAGCAGGAGTTTGCTAGCAGACTCGCTAAGTCTCACGGCAGCTTCAAGGACGCCATCTCTGGCAAGCCTGCTGAGCCTAAGAAGCCGAAGATCACTCTTGCCAAGTTCGCGGGTAAGAAATGAGTACTGTCTACAAGTTTCTAGGTACTCAGGTAGCTATAAGCTCTGCTAACACCGTTAACGCTAGCGGTCTAGTAAGAGTCATCAACAACAGCGCTACGGCGGGTGTTCTCACCGTAGCGTATGCCAACGGTACCACCTACGCTAACACCACCCTAGGTCCCAACGAGTCTATCATCGTTGAGAAGGGTAAGACAGACACACTGGCCGGATCTAGCATGCTAGCCACCCCAGTAGCTTATAGGAACTAATCTAATGAAGCTCATTAGAGAGATAGTAGAAGAAGTAAAGTTTGTCAAAGAGGCGAACGAGAACAAGGGCAAGGACTACTACATCGAGGGTGTGTTCATGCAGGCCGAGCGAGTCAATCGCAACGGCCGCGTGTATCCTCTAGGAGTCATGCTTAAGGAAGTCAATAGGTACTGCGCGGAGAGCGTAGATAAAAATCGTGCCTACGGCGAGCTCGGTCATCCGTCCGGTCCGTCGATCAACCTTGACCGCGTCTCTCACATGATCAAGGAGCTGAGGGTAGATGGTTCAAACATCATCGGTCGCGCCAAGATCATGGACACCCCGATGGGTAACATCGTCAAGAACCTCATGGACGAGGGAGCGTCCCTCGGCGTCTCTTCAAGAGCGATGGGAAGCCTGAAGCCAAAGAACGGTGTGATGGAGGTCCAGGAGGACTTTCACCTAGCCACTGCCGCCGACATCGTAGCTGACCCGTCAGCACCGGACGCCTACGTCAACGCCGTTATGGAGAGCGCTGACTGGGTCTACGTCGAGGGTAAGGGTTGGGTAGAGCAGTTTATCGACGACGCTCAGAAGACTATCAGGAACGCCTCGTCAAACGAGCTAGCCGAGAAGAAGATGCAGGTCTTCTCTCAGTTCATGAAGCTTCTGTCCGAAGGTAAGAATTAAGCTTTTTTATAAATAAAAAGAAGCGCTTCAAAGGAGTACTAAATGTCTAA